CAACATCATCTCTGATTATTTCTACATCAGCCGCCATAGCGCTTGTAATGTGAGCAGGAGTAAAACGGCTAAGGTCATCGACCCTAGCGCTCCGCAGATCATCAAGACCGCCAGCATTTTCCATGACACCTTGAGATATTTCATCAAGTTTTGCCAAAACTGTACTGTCTGTCCCAGTGTTTCCTTCAATTACCTGCACCTGTTTTTCCAAATCATCTATCCTGCCAGCAATACTAGCCGCATTCCATACGACCACTCCACTGGTAATAGCCACGGACATGATAAGTCCGAGGGTTATCCTAGATACTTTGACTTGTTTAAGGTCGGTAACGTCAGTCATTAGCTGGCGGCTGAAGCCGATCCATCACCAAACTGCTTGGCAACAACACTCTTAACAAGGCTGAGAACAGCAGTAGCTCCTGCAAGTCCAGCCGCTTTCATGCTTCCCATGTCACCAATGGTGAACACAGCAAGGAATGACTGCGCGAATGTGGCAATCACTCTCTCTAGTACGTCTTTGTTAAACATTATTTACGTTTACCTTTCTTTACCTTCTTGTATGGTACTTTCTTAGCCTTCCCTTTGGAAGAGCTAGTTGCGTATTTAGGCATTAGCACTTCCAAATCCTGTTTGTCTACCGCTTATCATTGCAGTACCTCCACCAGCAAAAGCCGCTTGTCTATTTTCTAAACGCTGGCTTACACTTTCTTTTGCATCAAAATCTAAACCAAATTCTCCAGCAACACCTTCAACTTCCATACGTAAATCTTCTTCACCAATTTTTTCTGCGAAAAGATCCTCTTGTTGTTTAATTGATTTGAAGTTTGACCAAATATCTGCTGTAGCTAAACCTAATTTACCTATAGTTTTAGCTGTTTCTTCTGCTATAGGAGAATCTAACCCCATATACATTTCTGACCAACCACCAATTTCTGCTGTACGTACATTAGATTTTAAAGTAGTAAGTTTTTTCCAATCACCAAATACTTTTTCATCAGGATCAAGAAACGTAGCCATTAAAGCGGCTTCACCAGCAGGGCCATACCATTTTTCAAAAGTAGTTTTAACTTCTTCAGGAGCATTATAAATAAGCTCAGAAGCCATATTCATTCTTTCTGCAAGTTCTGTTTCGCTAATACTACTGACAAAAGATTCTGAAACAAGACTATCTAAATTGTAAGGAAGTTTATCTAAACCATATCGTTGCAATAACCGTTGCATATTTTTTTCTCTGGTTAAATATTCAGCAGGAGAAGGAATATCTCTACGTCCTGCAACTTTTCTCATTTCAGTAATACCCGGAAAGCGTTTTTGAAAAGCAGGTTGGTCATACATTTCAACTAATGCTTGAGCGGCAGTAAATGAGGAATCAGTTATTAATCTTTCTTCAGCCCATGTCCATAAAGACTCGATTGTTTCTTTATCTAATCCGGCTGTTTGTAATGCACTATAAAAAGCTTGTCGTAATCCTTTTTTAGCTTCTTCACTCGGATCATTAGATTCACTAGAAGCAAACTCGGCATCTTCAGAAGTGGTTCCAGCCATAGCTCCTGCTGGTGCTTCTCCTGCCCAAACGCGACCACCAGTACGTTGTGCCTGATCGTATAATTGGTAAGGAGTCCAACCAGTACCTACAACTCTGCCTCGTTCATCTAAATTAAAACCTTCAAAAAATTCTTTATATTTAGGATCGCTTAAATCTTCCCCTAATGGATTAGTAGGGCTTACTCTTGAAGCTTGTGCGGCTAAAGCAGTTTCTATAGCAACACCAGAAGCTTCAGCTTGTTCTTCTGTCATTTCCTTTGCTTCAAACATTACAGAATTAAAATATCTGTTACGCCCTTCACGAAGATTTTTAGCTTCCCTCCAATACATTTCTTCACCCTCAAAAAACTCTGTATCTCCTACAAAACTCATTTAAATCGCTCCAAAAGTTCTTAATAATTCACGAGTAATATTACCCATACTTGTTTTATACTCATGTGATTCTTTAAATCGAGGCTGTAACCTAGCCCAATTTTTAGCTTCACGAGAATTCATAAACCTTTGATCGGCACCTTCACCGATAATAAGACCATCTAAATTAGGACCGAATTCTTTTGATAAATCTATTTCACTAGAAGATAATCCCCAAGTAGAAGCAATAGAAGAACGCACAGGTTCAAGATGACTTGACAAAGAAGAAAACCCAGCAGGATTTTCAGGATTAAAAGCAGTTCCTTTAATCCTATCGTATATAGGTTTAGTAGTTAAAAAATCGTATTGATCTCCAACACGATCAGTGACCATATCATAAACAGATTGAATAGTCATTTCTTCTCGTCTAACACGACTGACCATATCCCAAACATCTTCTTCAGGGATGCTAACAAAATTAGCTGTAGCGATACCGTTTATTTGATTGAACAAATCTTTTAAAGAACCAGAACCTACCTGTAAGGAACCTTCTTGAGAATCAAAAGAACGTGTATCAATAAATTTATTTTCTAATATTCTATTAGCTTTGTTCGCATCAAGTGAAATCGTGCCATCACCATAAGGAGTTGAACTAGCTTCATATATAAGATTTTCAAGAAAAGCATTATCAACTTCTACTATTAAATCACCGCGATTATTAACAAAACCTAATTGTCGTAAAGCATTCTCAACAAAAAGCCGAGTGGATTCCAAAAGAGTATCCCACTCTCCCGGCGCTCCCTCTGTACCAAACCGCATTTTTTGAATAGCTTGCCAAGCATTATTTTTATCTTTAAACCACGTTTGGGCATACAAATCTTTTTCAAATAGTTCTAATGCAAGTTCTGGGGTCATACCCCCACTATCAATTTTTTCAACCCATCTATCAATAAAAGCTTTAGCCGCTCTAGCATCAGGGTCAGTAGGATCACTCGCAGACCAATTACCTAACCAAGTAAAACCAAAAATATTTTCTGTAGTAGTATTTTGAGCGGCCAGATAATCCTCTTGCATATCCATAGCTAAATCTATATTAGGAAGAAATGTCATTATTCAATCTCTTCCGTAGGCCATTCATCAGGTGTACTGAAACTCTTAGGATTAAAATCTTCAGGCATACCTTTCATTAAAAATCCCTTCATGTTGTCCCACAACCAAGAAGCAGTATCAGCAAATTCTTCTCTTGGATTCATACCAAAAGGTTCAATAAGAAAAGAAATAACAGGATCTCTTTTAAAACCACGTTGCGCTAAATCATTATCGCTTAAAGCATCAGCTTCTTGCGGTGGAATCATTTTAATTGCTCCTGATTGAATACCTTCTAGTTTACGATCAGACAAACTTCTAGCTAAAACAGGATCTCTATCACGTAAAATACGACGCACTTCAGAATATTCTCCTCTTCCAATGCGACCGGGAGTACGCCCTCTATTAGATAAAGGAATATCAAGAGCGTTAACATCATCTATGTAAGTTTTGTAATCACCGTTATTGTATTTAGTCCAATGAGTAAAATCAAAAGAATTGTTTTCAATAAAGTTTTTGTTTGTAACAGGACCATAACTAGCACCTTTGTGCCAACCAAGCATATATGCGGCATTAAGATTTTTAACTGGGTCAGTTAACTGTGGCCCACCATGTTCTTGCCATAATTGTTTACTGTCTTTTCTCTCAGACAAATTTTTATCTGATGGAGTCAAATTAGGTGGCGGTTCAATAATACCTGCATCAACTAAATCTTGATAAGCCGATCTATTGATCTGCCACAATCCCCAACTTCCACCTCGATCACCAACTGCGTTAGGTGCACCGCCAAAAGATTCTGATAAAGCAATAGCGGTCATAGTTCTAGCTACATCAGGCTCAAACTTACTCATAGCTAATTGCAAAATATAACGTGGATCCATCTTAGGAAGAGCGGCATTCCAATCGTCGTCCCATTTAGACATTTCTAACATCCAATCCTCTAGACGAACCGGCACCAGCATTATCTAAAGCATTCAAAAGATTTCTATATTGCCATCCAGATACACCTGTGTAATCCATGTCATCTGTATAAGCGGCACTTATAGCTTCTATAACAGTATCTTGATTGTTGGGAACTTCAGTAGGGTACTTGCCAGCATGTAAAGCTTTCATAGCAAAAGCTTCTAATTGTTCTCTATTGTATTGTCTGTTAGGCCCAGCATCTAAAGTTTTCATATAAGAAGTTAAACCATTAGTTATATTTTCGGGATTAGTAAAGTCTCCAATAAATTTACTTAACGTAGCTAACGCAACATCTTTTTCTAATTCAGGAGTGCGAGCAACATTGAATTGTTCCTTTTCATCTGAACTTATTGCACCTGATCTAAAGGCGTAATTTAAAAAACTAGCATCTCTGTTTTTGTTTCCAAATTGCAACAAAGAAGACCAGTCATCATTACCATAATAATCAGACAAAAGACTATTCATTATTATAAGTTCTTCTTCAGTGCCGCCTTCACCAAATAAGCTCTCTTTTTGTTCAGGAGCTAACTGATTAATTTCTGCATTAAGTTCAGCTATTAAATTTTTTGATTCATCAGCAGTTAAATTAACTCCCCTATTTGTTAAATAAGATGTAACTTTTTCAGAAGCCTCTGCTGTGACTTGAGCACGTACTTTATCTTCAGTGTTTTCTACTGGGAAACCGCTCATTCTTCGCTGTATAGCTCTATCTAATACTATATCAGCGCGTGGGTATCCGTCATTTGCTAAAGCTTCAGACCAAGTAACTTGATCGAAGGGAGCATCTCCTCTTTTTGTAGGGTCATTACGTTCTTGCAATAATTCAAGACCAACAGCATTCATATCCGCTTGCCATTCTTGCATAGCTGTTTGCAAAGGCGAATAAGGATTATTATTTGGATTATCGTCTTGTCCCCAAATAGAAGGAACTTCTTTCAAATAACCCATTGCCCACATTTCTTGTTGAATAACTTCTCTTTGTTCAGGAGTTAACCTACTTATTTCAGTTGCCATTTCCATAGGCCCTAACCCACCACGCGGCATCAAATCATTTATTGAATCAATCTCTCCATAGGGAGTGCCATCATAAGAAAGCATTAAACCAATAGGTTCTCTAAATCCTTCTTCATCTAAAACGCCTGTACTAATATCAGGCATTATCATTAAATAAGAACTTGATTTTTGTATATCAGCTATTTTTTCAACAGCATCATTTTCTATTTTACTTCTTACTTCACGAGGAACACCAGTATCAGGTACACCTCTCATAAAATATTGATACAACATTTTGTAACCAGCAGAATCAACAGTTGTAATATCAAAAATTTGTTCTAACCCAATCCCTCCACCTAAATCTTTTACAACATTTTCTACGCTAGAATTTATTCCCAAACTGTCTTGTAAAGATGATGTACCGCCACCATACATAATGGGAAGTTTTTTACCTGCTAAATAATTAACAAGTCTATCTAAAATCTGTTCACTGCTTAAAGCATCAAGATGTAATTGTCTAATAACGGATTTGCCATTTGATGCACCTAATGGATTTGGTGCATTAATCCGTCCATCTTGTGTAAGTGGTTCAAGTTCTAATGGAATAATTGGACTTGGTTCAGGTTGAGATGGAGATGAAGATGGAGGAAGTATGGCTCCTGATTCTTCTACAATTTCCGGCCAATCTCCTATTGAAAAAACCATGTCTTCTATGGGTCTTGTGGGTCTTGTAATTGGTTCTTCAGGTACAGTCATTACGCTACCTTCGCAGTAATTTTAATTAACCCGTTATTATATTTAGCAATCCAAGTATCACCAAGCATCGGCAAAAAGATACTGTAATATAACTCATTTAACCAAGGTTTGCCTTGCACAAAATCTTCCATCATAGTCCACGCCTGCAACTTTACTATATTTCTAGTCTCAGTGGCAGTACTTGTACTAACACCATCTAAATTTCTTAACCTATCATTTAAACTAACAATAAGATTCATAGAAGTAATAATGTCAGCTTTATGTATAGATTCAGGGATTGCTTCAGCGTTATTAACTAATAATCTAAATTCATGGATAGCATCTTCTCTCCGATCACGAGAAGTACTTACACGATCTGCAAAAACAGGATGCGTTAATTGAAAAGCATCCCAATAAGTGTTCCATTGCATATCCAAATCAGATGTATCCATACCTGCTTGTTTAAACGCATACTTTCTATCTATATATAATTGTCTTTGCTTATAATAAGACGGGGCGGCGGCATTAGAATAAATTTTTTCAAGAAAATCTTCTGTGTCTATAGAGCTAGTTAAACCCATATTAATTTGTCTTGTCTTAGCTTCAGCAACATATTCTGTGTCTTCAGAATCAAACTTACGAGGCAAGAAAAACGCTGAACTGTTAGGAAAAGCTCTCATAAAATCAGGATTATCAGTCATCCAAACATTTGCATCTTGAGTTGCTTCTAACACGGCAAAAGGAATTTTATTTGAACGTCCTGTTTTAAAAGGAGAATGTTCTATCGGATTAAAAGGTTCACCAGTTTGCGCTTCTATATTATTAATCCAAATACCGTAAGCTTCTTCCCAAGGAACACCCTTATCAGTTAAAGCAGTAAAATCTTCATTCCATTCCCAACCTTCATGCGTAGTTAAATCAGCAAGAGTTCCTGTTGACGGACCTAAAAACCATGTCATTCCTTGTAACAACTGCAACTGCATAGCCATGCCATCAACCTTGTCTAAAAACTTTTCTTTTTCTATTGAAGTCATAGTGTTTTCAGAAGGAAGCTGATCGTTCATAGCCAAATATTTAATAACATCTTGCGTGGCTTTAGTACGAGCATCTCCACCAGTAGGATTAAATCCAGCTATTTGCAAAGGACGAACCATAACAGCAGGAAGAATACTACTTAAAATGCTATTAAAGAAAATTTCTGCTTGGTCTGAGTTGCTTTCAGCAAGAGCACTAGCCGCCTGATACCTACCACCAACAAGATTCTTTTCAAAAGTTTGTCTAATAGCAGGATCTCTATGCGACAAAAGATTAATAGGAACAGATAACAACGGACCAAATCCGGGTTGACCTAATCTTTCTAAATCATAACCCGGAATAATATTAAGACTTGTACTAATACCGTTACTTAAACCTGCTCTAGCAACAGCACCTAAAGGCCCACCAAACACACGGTTAACTATTGGAAATTTTTCTGCTATTTCAAACATTGCTGTTGTTAAAGTTTCTGATCCCGGTATAACAAGAACCTTGTTTCCAAATTTATCTTCTTGTATCAACCCAGTGTTAACTCCTACATTCATAGTTAAATGAAGATTCCTTAACATCAACGGATTGTGATTTAAACTTCTTCCAACTCTTCGCAAGAATTGATCTTCTGCAAACCAGAAAGGTAAAGCCGTACCAACCATTTCCTGAAACTGTGAACGTATACGATGATCGTCTATAAACGAACTTGTTAAAGTAAGCGCTCGTTTAAGAGACATATCTCTATGCGCTTCAAATTGTTTACCTGATCTTCTAACCCAATCAAACAATTCTTCAATTAAAGCATCTGACCAAATTTCTTTTTTGCCTGTATACCCACCAACAACATTTTGTAAAAACGCAGGTAGATTTTCTATATTTTCTTTAATGTTATTTTTAAATCCAGCAATATTATTTGTTTGGACATTAAAACCTAACAAAGAAATAGGATCATCAGGATCTATTGTTCGCCCAACGTAACCAAATTTAACGAACTCATCCAAGTCAGGGATTTCTAACTGACCATCTACTATCTTTACACCAGTTTTTTTACGCAAACCTTTATAAGCATTTGGGCTGTGATTATAAAATTTTCTAACACCTTGCATTTGTTTTTTAGCAATCACTAAATAATGCTGGAACATAGGTTCACGAACCATTGCACCAATCATCGGATTGACTACACCGTCAAACCAGTTCCGTAAAAGAGTATTCCAAGCTGTTGAAATTTTTTCTTTACCTGAAGCACCTTGATTAGTAACCGGCACTAATGTTAACAAATCAGCAGGAGCTTTATCCCACCACATGTCACGACTAGCATTGTCAGCTAATCTTGTAGGACGTATTTCATCTTTTGATGCGTTTAACATTTCACGAACCCAAGGTTGATAAACTTCTGGAGTCCCTTGAACTCTTACACCTGAAGTAAACAAATCTTCAATTTCTAAAATATTTAACATAGCTAATTCATCAGCGGCATTTCGCAAATCGTTATGCCCAACTATTTGTTCATCAATAACTTCCCATTCGTCATCGTTATACCAGTCGTATGCTTGGCGTTCGTCGCTTTCACGCAAAACAGCAACACGACCATCTGTTTTATGACGATGCACTTGAACCTTATGAGTTAACGGTCTGTTATTAATCATTTGAATGCTCTTCACACCATCAGGACGAGGGAACAAAAGATTAGTATTTAACCCAATAATAGTTTCATTACGCATACCACCAGCACCAAAATCAAGAGCAGTCCGGCTAACACCATCAGGACCTATGCCCCAAAAATTTTCTTGTAATCTAATATCACCGATTGATGCTCGTTCAGCAAAAGTAGTTGTTTCACTTACATTCCCACGCTTAGTAGTAATACTAGGATTGTTTAATTTTTTTCTATCTAAAACAGCTTTACCATCTGTGTTCAAAAGTTCTTCAGTATTTAAATCAAGACTACCTATACGGCCAGAACCCGCTGTTGAAACATCATCTAATGACTCATGCAAAGCACGAGAAATAGCAGAAGAAATATCAGGGTTAGCGCTACTCATAATTAAAGGAACAAAATCGCCATCTTGTATTGCCCAAGAACTACGCAAATCTTGATATACATTAGGAGTAATACCTTTATTGTAAGGGCTTACAGAAGGTTGCAACATTTTGTATACAACTTCGCTTTGATCTATGGAAATACCTATTTTTTCAAACTCTTTATTTAACGCTAAAATAAATCTTTCACGGAAGACTTCAGGATTATCAGAAGTTAAATTTCTAACAAGCGAAGCAACTCCGTCTTGAGACAAATAAGGAACAAATAAACGTCCACTACCCGGAGGCAATGGAGAACTTACTTCTCCAAGCGCATCAAACCCGACATTAGAACGGTGAGTGCTTGTTAGTCTTTGTTGCCCTGCTGGTGTAAGGAGATCATTTATAAATGCTTGTTTAGCTCTAGCTTTAACTTTTACAAAATCAGTTGAAATTAACGCAGGATCAAGTTCATTTAAAAGAAAAGCAACTTCATTATTATTGGCTTCTTCAAAAAACTTTTTAAGAGCGCGAACATTTTCACGAGGTTGAGTATCAAGAAAAGTATCAATAGCTACATATTTATCAATTACATTATTGGCCTCTTCTGCAATTTGAGCAGTTTGTTTAGGCGGCAAATCAAAAGCTCTAGCAAAATCTATTTTCCATGTAGAGATATCTACATTTTTTTTAGAGACATTAAAATATTCCCATACAACTTTTGCCCACGGTTCTGGCCCAGTTCTTGTAAGACCCAACTCTGCCGCTAATTGTCGGTATTTTGATTCCATCGCTGGAGAAGAATAATGAGCGAATTGTCTTATACCAGCAATATGAGAAGGATCATCTGCCATTATTTGCATACGTTGAGCAACACCAATGCTTTTATCTGCAACAGTTATATCCCCAGCACCTAAATTTTTAAGATAAACTAATTGTGTAGCTCCATATTCCATTGGCAAAGACAACTCGGCAGTTAAACCAAACCCGCTTTGTCTTAAAACAGAATCAACATTTAATTTGTCTGGGTTAATATAATTATCAAACGTACCTAAAATGTGTTTCATATGTGCATCAACCATTGTTGGCTGAGTCATCATGTCAGCTAAAGCTTCAACACGATCACTATAATCAGAGTCAGCTACCTTTGAATACTTTTCAAAAAATTCTTGTTTAGTAGGCAAACCTATAGCTTGACTTGTTCTATGAATTACCATGTTTAATTTTTGAGCCATTGCTTCTGCTGATTCAAAAGCCATACGGGACACACTAGATAAACCTGTATTTTTAGTATCTAAAATTGCTTCGCGGGTATTCTCAAAAATTTTAAGTTTTTCATCTTCAGTAAAAAATCTCCAACTTTGCGGGTTGTCTTTTAAAGATTGTTTAACTGCTTTTGCAGTAATAGCATAATCACCAACACCAGCTACCTCATTTATAGAACGCCATAAACGAGAAATAGGTTTATATATAGTAGGGATTTGTTCTTCTTTAGGAACTTCACTCCAAATTTTTCTGCCATATTGATCCCATGTCCTGCGTTGTGACATAGAAGCGGCCGCAGTTTTTTGGTTAATCCAACCTTTAGGTCCTTCACGCCACATCCATGACATAAGTTCTTCGCCACCGTTACGAGCAACGTAACCTAACCGTAATAAAACTGCTGGTCGCCAAGCACGAGAAATAAACTTGTCAATTTTAGGAAGCCACAGCCCCCATCCAAGCATTCTATACAAATTTATGTACCGTGAAACAGCGGCAAGTTCACGGTAATTAGGAATTATATTTGTTGTAGTTAAATGCCCTCCGTGTGCTTGACCCGGAACTATTCCTCGTTGTCTATTTAAATTAGCTATACCAATTCCATCATCAACAAAGTTGGCGTATCTGTGGTGACCGTAACGAATAAATCTTTTAATAAAATCTTGAACATCTCTACCACCGTGAAGCAAAGCACCACTTCTGCCAATAAAATCTAAAAAGAATTCTGATTGAATTGTCCAACGTGTAGTTTCATCACCCATAACAAACCGTTGCATGTAGTTATCTATTTTAGTTCTAGACATTCCGTTCATTATCCCCATGTCTACAAGCGCAGTAAATTCTGTGATAGCTGTAGCATCATCTGTAACATCTAACAAAGTATTACGAGGGACATAAGTAGTAAGTTTTTCAGCGAACCTAGCTGGATAATAAAACGCTCCCGCGGCAAGACTTTCACCAACTCCACGAAGCGTATGAAATAACCTTCCTGCATCAGCGTTATGACTTCCGGGTGGGTGTATTTGTTTTTGCCAATAATTTCTAGCGGCTCTCCAAGCACCACCTCGTTTACCTATCTTTCGGCTCATTTTAAGATCGCCGCCAACCATTTTATAATCGCCAGCTTGATAATGTTTCAACAAAGTATCTAAAGAACTGTCGTCAAGAATTACTCTGTACGCAGTTTGTTCATAAAAATCTCTTGCTTTATCTATTTTGTTTAACTCATTAATATTTAAACCATCAATAGGTTTAATATTTTCAGTAGTTAAAATCCGTTGGAGCATTTCTTCATCTAAAACTTCTAAAGCTTCTTTGCTTAAAGTCACAACATCTTCTGGTTGATTACCAATACGTAATACGCCATCATTTTTAACGTCGTCTGAAATCTTTTTTAAAACATAACTAGTTTGTTTAGCAATATAATTTGCTGTTAAGCGAGCCATATCAAGACCAAGTTCTGAAGGTAACCTGTCAAAATCTAAAACTTTTCTAGCCCAACTTTTAGAATTAATCCAACCATTATTAACTATTCCTATATTAGGTAAGAAAGATGCTTCGGGACTTGTGCCTCCGACTTTAGAAGCCAGCATAGAGAATCCATCTTCACTAGCTAAGTATTCCCAAAACCCGTCATACTCAGAAAAAGTAGGAAGATCATTACGAATTGCACCAGTTGGAAGTTCAAGAATAACATCTTTATCTTTTAAATTTTTAGAGTTAATCCGCACAAACGTGTCCGTGTCTTCTGCATAAATTAACATTTGAGCGCGTCTTCTTGTGTGCCACAACTCCATGTTTTTCCATATCGGTTGCAATGCAGGAACATCTCTAAGTAATAAAGTGCTTTTTAATACACCACCAGTTGCTTCTAAAATACCATCTTTACCTATAAGTTCTGCTTGTATTTGAGCATCACTTATAGAAGGATCTTCTGTCTTCCTTCTAATTTTATAAGCATCAACTTCATCAAGTTGTTTAAAAGAATCTTCAATTCTTTCTTGCATCCTATTAATAGCTCTAGCATTAGCTCTTACAGCAATAGTCGTTCCATTCCAAACCCTATCGCCACCTTCTTTTAACCAATCTTTAACTTGTTTAGCGGCGCTATAACCACCAACATTAGGAAGAAGTTTTTTAATTGCACCTTTACCTTCATCTGCGGCTTTTTGAGTTAAAGCAACACGATGCCATAAATCAATAACGCCTTCATCCATTCCACGCAAACCTGCTTTAACAGCGCGCACACCTTTAACAGCAAAACCACCAACCCAAGTAGTAGGATCTAACAAAATTTCTGCGGCTAACACACCTGTAACACCAACTACATTCCCTGCAAAAGTTCCGGGAGTAACATCAGGGTTAACAGGATTAGCATTCCAAACATCAATAGAAGCAGACATGCCTGTCAACTGGCCACTTTTTAAAGTATCTAAAGCTTCAACCATATCCGGTTCGCTTAAACTACTTGCCCAATCTGTATATATTTGTCTTATACGTTCAGCAGATAAATTTTCTTTTTCACCATTTGATTCAAAATGATTATAAACTTCTTGCAACCCGCCCCGAATATACAACTCTAATTCTTCAGTTCGTTCTTTACCAACAAGCTCTATTGATCTATCAATAGCAACTTTATAAAAAGAACCTTTTTCGTATTCAGCGGCTTTCCAAGCTTCATTCCACCTAGAAGGATTTACATTATGAAAAGTACTCTCTTCCCTAGAAAGATACCCTGCTGTACGCCAAGCACGTTGAGCAAACCTAGAGGGCCTCATAACGCCTTGCTCCCAAGTTTGAGAAGCAATCTTGCCTAAACCAAAACCTATAGCCCTAGCAGGAGCAAGCGCGTGTTGTAAAACACCAAAATGTTCTTCAGGTAATAATGGGATATCCCATGTAAAAAGACGTTTAAAAAAATTGTCTTGTTTTTTTTCACTAGGCAACTCATACCCGCTACTACGCAAAACTTGTTGTGTTTGAATAGGCAAAGAAACAAATTCATATTCTTGTTGTTGTTTAGGTAACAACTCGAAGTTATCTTTCATTTCATTAAGCTGAACTTGAGTTAAAGATTTAGTCCATTGTTCTAACATTTGTTGATCTGACACAGGACTTAAAACAGTGTTAACCATAGATTGAGGGTCAACATCAAAAAATCTTGAAGCCCCAGTATTTTGTAATAAAGCAAACCTTCTATTATTAAACTCATCATCAAAACTAGATGATTTATTTAAATCCGGTTTTTTAATAGGAGCTATTGCCATTACTGGCCTTGCATTTGCATAGCCGCGGCCGCTGTAGCTGGATCTCCTGTTGAATCAGCCCAACTTTGTAAAATGTTTTGAGCTATTTGATTTTCAGACATAGGATTTATAGTAAATTCTGGGCGGCGAACACCATCGCTAGCAGATAATAACGGTGTTATTTCTGGAATAAATTGCTTTGCGGCTTCTACAGGTAATCCTTGCTGTGGAGTTTCAACTGAAGCAGACATATTCGTATCTCTTGTTTGAGGCAAAGGGATTTCTTTTTGAGCAGATATATTTTCTTGCACTTCACCATAAGCTGATCCAGCTTCTAATCCCGGCGACTGTGGAGTTTGAGTTTTAGCTTTGCGTGGCATTAGCCTGCCCTTAATGCACCAACAAGTTGGGCGGCCGCTTCTGGACTAAATTCATCATTAGGTTGAGCGGTTTGTGGAGCCATACCTTCTGGCCCTGCCGCTAAACCGGGAGCTTGTTCTGGTGCCATAGTCATTCCTTCTTCGGGTTGTGGAGCTACAGTTGCTTGCTCTTCACGAATTTCACTATCGGCTTTTTCGATAGCCTCAAAAATATCAAGACCCTTCTTACGATGTTTTTCAATCTTAGAAACGTACACGACAGGCAACTGACCGGACAATGCTTGTTGCTGGATAGCGGCCATGACTGCTTCTTCAAGTTGTTCTTCATCTACCCTACGCCCTTCAGCTTCAGCATCCTCAATGAATGGATGCTTAGTACGGAATGTACGTAAGCTTATTCCTTTCATCGAAAGCAACTGACCTAATTGTATTGTAGTGCCTTGAACGTCTGCGCCGGGGATTGAGTACGAAACAACATTATCATGTGTTTCAAAGTGTTCGTTTGGAGTGAATTCTACTTGTCCAAAATCCCCGGCGTAACCAGTGTACATAGAGAATTGTTTATTACCAAAGTATCCTTGATACGTAGAGAATAAACATTCGTTTAGATGAGGAAGATGAGCCTCCATAATCTCTTGCATCTCTTGGATACGCGGATCCAATGCCGCGCCCATAAGCGAGTCGATTCCTCTGCCTGTACGTAACGCTCCGTAAGTTTCCCCACCAATTTGTGGGACGGTTCCTGTAGAGATTCGAGCATTTCTTTCCAATCTGTCAATGGCAATGTTTGTGCTCGGATCAGGAGTTGATCTTAATTCACCAATACTTTCAGCATCGAGAAGTACGTTTACTTCCCCTTCACGACCGTCCTTCCATTCACCTCCGACGATCATGGGCACCTGACCCGATCGTCCTATTATATACCTATCAGGGAAGATAGCTTTTTCTTGCGCAAGTATTTCCAAAGCCATCATTTTTGACATAAGATCCACAATTCCTACAACATTAGAAACGGAGGAAGCTATCTTGTCTAACGAAACACGACCCGGAGTTATAACACAAGGCATACCAGATTTATTAGGCGCACGAGATAGTTCTAGTTGGGTACTATGATATGGGTAGGTTTGGGCATAATGGTTATAACGTGGTCCCATTATTCCAATAACAATATGTTCTTCATCCACCCATTCGCACACATCCCACAATTCTTGACGGGCGTTATCATCTGAAGCTATAGGCCCACCGTTTTCATTTCTAGAAGCAGGGTAATGTGCGCGTAGCCAGTCGCCTGACTTGCCGTAAATAAAACCACAGTTACGTGGAGGTTCTACGTCTTCATAAGCTTTAGGTTCTGGATATACACCAAGAGGGTCACGAACATCAATACGTGGTAAACCCTTTTCAAAATCAGGAGTAACCACTAAACATGATGTAGCGTATCCAGCTAAATGACGATATGCCCGACGCATCTTTAATTTATACTTTGAGGAATACCAAGTAGCCGCAAGTGCGCGTCTACGAATATCAGCATACTCACGGGAACGAACACCTCGTTCTTTTGACTGATCTATAGCTGGGCATCCAATGAAAGGCATAACTGATGAGGCTCTTTGAGCTACAGCATCAATATTTTCTGCTATAAGAGCAGGAGTTAATGGAGGTAAAACAGGTTCATTTTCCATTGAAGGAAGAGGAATTACATAATCACCGTTATATCTTTCTTTAACATCAAGCATTCTTTCCAACAAAGGGCTTTGTATGTCTTGTCTTTGTCTTATAATCCCTACTATTTCATCAAAGGTATACATTAAAAAACCCTACTTCCAGACGTACCTGTCTTCCAAGGTAGTCCTTTAAAGCTGAATTGTGAAGAGTCAACACTATATGATTGTTTCCTTTGCCGCCATAGTATCCAAATGAACCATAGTGCCATTACTTGATCCTGCCTTAGTTTAGTACCACGTTTTAATGGCCGCCATGCTTTTAGCTGTCTTATTAGTTCATCAGCTTGATGCCGAGTAGATGCGTCATCCGCATAAGGAATGTCTATTTCACCACGCATAAACGATAAAGCCATAGAAGGAACACCAATAGTTTCATCATACTTATTCACACCAGTTAAATGCTCCCTAACACGAAACCCATACCGTTCAGTCATCTCTATAAGACGTTCATCACGAGATAAACCTTTCTGAAATACCATAGCTTCAATCACAACATCCGATACAGTCGCACCATTCTGTCCACATCTGAGTATCGCTTCTTCAACAATACCAAGTATTTGCTCGTTACGGGTAAGACCCACATCTTCTCTAACAAAAAGAATCTTTAACTTATCCTCATGTGGAGTAGCGGCTATCACACAGTTGTTAGAACCTAATGCAGGGTCTAAACCAATATAAACAGTGCAGTCTTTTGGCGGA